AGAGTTTACGGAAGACGAAATCCAGCTAATGCTGGACAATTTGGACGCGTATTCGCCCGAAGAACAGGCAGAAATTGACAAAATCGCGGACATTTTGACGCGTAGGCAGGTATCGGACACCTGCCAGAACGACTTGATCGCCTTCTGCCAACACATGCAGCCGGATTACAAGGTTGGTAAGCACCACAGGGTGCTAGCTGATCTGTTGATGCAGATCGCCGGGGGCGAAAAAGACCGCGTTTGCGTCAATATTCCGCCTAGACATGGCAAATCACACCTTGTTTCGACGTATTTTCCGGCGTGGTTTATAGGGAAGTACCCCGACAAGAAGGTGCTGATGGTCTCGCACACGACTGATTTGGCCGTGGATTTTGGTCGTAAGGTGCGAAATATCATCGACTCCGAGCGGTTTAAGGACATATTCCCTGAAATAACGCTTGCTATTGACTCAAAGTCAGCAGGCCGCTGGAACACCAACAGAGGTGGTGAGTATTTCGCTTGTATTCGCCGGTACGCCGTTATATGTACTGAGCGCGGTGCAATCCCTGCGGGGCAGGTGCGGGTGGGAGACCGCTTGCTTAACGCCGGTGGGTATGTGACCGTGCAGGAAGTGTTCGACAGCGAACATAGCGCCACGTACAACGTAGCGGGACTGCACTGTTCAGCGAAGCATCCGGTATGGACCGCCAATCGTGGGTGGGTTGAGGCCCAATATTTGTGCGCGTCGGATGTATTGTGTGTGGCGAGTATTTCGGATAAAATCAGGTTTTTCCTGCGAGGTATCCGAAATGGCTATGTGGGACACTCCGATGTATCGTCGCTGGTACAACATAAAGAGTCGGTGCACCAACCCCAACAACGAGAAGTGGGTGAATTACGGGGGGCGTGGAATCACTTTGTGCGAGCGGTGGCATACATACGAACATTTTTTGGCCGACATGGGGCCACAACCGACTCCGCAGCATACCGTGGGGCGTATCGACAACGATGGTCCGTACAGTCCGGAGAATTGTCGTTGGGAGGACGTAATACAGCAGCAGAACAACAAGCGCAGCAGTCGGATTTTGGGTGGGCGTACGTTGGCGCAACATGCGCGGGATACGGGGCTTACACCAGAGGCAATAGCGTACCGACACAAAGTGGGAATCCCGCTGGTGGCCCCAAAGCAGCGGAAGAAGAATTACGGGCGTATGGTAGTCCAGAAAACACCGGACGGGCGCGTCGTGCAGCAGCATGCATCCTTACCAGACGCCGCAGAAGCGTTGAACCCAGACAACCCAACAGCAGCCTTGAAATGTATCTGGCGCGTGCTAGAGAAACAACGCAACAGCTATTTGGGTTTTTGTTGGGAGTACGCAGAGTTGGGAGCGTCCGAGTAACGCTACATCCGGAGCCAAAACATTTTGTTAACTTCTTGACCGACGAAGACCATACGTTTTTCGCGGATGGGGTGCTTACGCACAACTGCGGCGTAGGTTCAGCACTTGCAGGTCGCGGAGCCGATTTGCTGTTGGTAGATGACCCGCACAACGAACAGGACGTTATCAACGGCAACTTCGGGGTATTTGAGAAAGCCTACGAGTGGTTCACCTACGGTGCACGGACCCGACTGATGCCGGGCGGACGTGTGGCTATCGTGCAGTGCATGACTGGAGATACGCCGGTTTTAATGTCCAATGGGGAGGAGAAACCCCTACGAGACGTGCGCCCCGGAGATCAAGTAGCCACATACGACAACGGGGTGCTGTCTACATCGACCGTCCTTAATCACAGGTCAAATGGCCCTGATCGCGTATTTACAATCAAGACAACTTGTGGTAAAGTAGTCCATGCTAACGAGAGACATCCGTTTCTTGTAGAAACCAATGGGGTGCGGCAATGGACGCGGCTAAGAGACTTGAGGGTGGGGGATTCCGTTGTATCACTGAGGGGTGCGAACGCCCTGCGCGGTCTAAAACCAAGCCCGGCAAGTGCCAAGCGTGCCAGTCGTCGGACTCCTACCATCGAAAAAACCCTGATGCCCCACGCAGGGGGGTTGGGCATTGGGGCAAATACCGGGACGTGTCTTGTGCACAAGACGGGTGCACAGAGCCAGCGTATGCAAGAGGGCTATGCCGCACCCACTACAACAAAATGCAGTGGGGATCAGGAGAACGCCGTCGTAGCGCGGAAGGTAACCGAAAGGCCCATCTTAAACACCGGTACGGAATCACGCCGGATGAGTATAGCCAGATGCTTATCCAGCAAAACGGTGCGTGCGCCGTATGTAAACAGCCTCCAAGTAGCCACAACACTCGCGCTCACTGGAACGGCAAACTATGCGTTGATCACTGCCACGATTCTGGGAAAGTTCGTGGACTCCTGTGTAATGACTGTAACCTCGCTGTGGGATACGGTAAAACAGAAGCTATCTTGCGCCAAGCCGCAGAATACGTACGAATTCACGGCGAGTAAAGTATCGGAAATTGCGTTTGTAGGTGTAAAAGAAGTTTTTGACGTACAAATTAAAGATACTGAAAATTTTATTGCAAACGGGCTAGTTAGTCATAATACTAGATGGCATCAGGATGATTTGACCGGGCGCGTGACCCGGGACATGGCCCAGAACGATCAAGCCGACCAGTACGAAGTAGTTGAGTTTCCGGCAATCATGGAGGTGCCTGATCCAGACGATGCCGATGCCATCATCGAGAAGCCCCTGTGGCCTGAGTTCTTTGACCTGACTGCGCTGCATCGTACCAAGGCGTCGATGCCTACGTTCCAGTGGAACGCGCAGTATCAGCAGAACCCCACGGCCGAGGAAGCGTCCATCGTCAAGCGGGAGTGGTGGAACGTCTGGTCTAAGGAAGACCCGCCCGACTGCGAATACATTATCGTGACGCTGGATGCCGCAGCCGAGACCCACAACCGTGCCGACTTCACTGCAATGACCACGTGGGGGGTGTTTTTCAACGAAGAGCGCGATGGCCCCGGTGCAAATGCGTACAACATCATCCTGCTCGACTCAATCAAGCGACGGATGGAGTTTCCCGAACTCAAGGAGACAGCGCTACAGGCGTATAAGGAATGGAAGCCCGATGCATTTATCGTCGAGAAAAAGTCGTCAGGTACAGCGTTGTATCAGGAACTGCGTCGTACGGGGTTGGCTGTAAGCGAATACACACCCCACAGGGGTAGTGGTGATAAGATGGCACGTCTGAATTCAGTGGCGGATATCGTCCGTTCAAGAATATGCTGGGTGCCGCAGACTCGGTGGGCCGAGGAGTTGGTTGAGGAAGTCGCTGGATTCCCGTTCATGGCTAACGACGATCTTGTGGACACGACGACGATGGCGCTGATGCGCTTTCGTCAGGGGGGTTTTGTACGGCTGCCCACGGATGAACTAGACGACGTTCAATATTTCAAATCTCGCTCCGGCGGGTCTAAATACTATTGAGGGCGATATGGCCGTAAACAGCATGACCAAAGGTCTTTACGCGGCACCGGAGGGAATCCCCGGTGCAATGGACGAGTTGGACATCGAGATCGAGATGCCTGCTTCGGAAGAGTTGGGCGTAGGCATTACCCCCCTGCCTGACGGCGGTGTGGAGATCGACCTTGAGCTTGGCGTATCCGTGGACGAGTCTGAGTTCGACGCTAACCTCGCCGAAACGTTGGACGAGTCGGTGCTGGCAACGCTTTCCTCAGAAATGATGGACCTTGTCGATGCAGATATCTCAAGCCGCAAGGAGTGGGCAGATACGTTCGTCAAGGGCATGGAGGTGATTGGACTCCGGTACGAGGAGCGTACGCAGCCGTGGCAGGATGCATGCGGGGTGTATTCCACGGTGCTGGCCGAGGCGGCTATCCGCTTTCAGGCGGAGACAATGAGCGAGACGTTTCCCGCCGCAGGCCCGGTGAAAACAAAGATCATCGGGAAGGTCACCCGCGAGAAGGAGCAGTCTGCGGAGCGTGTCCGTGAGGACATGAACTACCAAGTCACGGAGCGTATGGTTGAGTATCGTTCGGAACACGAACGGATGCTGTATGCGCTGGGGCTGGCGGGGTCGGCGTTCAAGAAGGTTTACTACGACCCCTCATTGGGTCGTCCCGTGTCGGTGTATCTGCCCGCAGAAGATGTTGTTGTGCCGTATGGTACGAGCCACATCGAGACTGCCGAGCGTGTCACCCACGTGATGCGTAAGACCAAGAACGAGGTCGAGCGGCTGATGGACAGCGGGTTTTATTGCGACGTAGACCTCGGAGAGCCACAGGCGTTCCACACTGACATCGAGAAGTCCAAGGCCAAAGAGGGTGGGTACACCCTGCAAGACGATGATCGGTACACTTTTCTGGAGATTCATGCCCAGATCGTGATTGACGGTGTCGATGAATACGACACGGAAGACCCTATCGAAGACGACGAAGACGACACCGAGAGCGAATCGCTCGCCAAGCCGTATGTGATCACTATCGACAAAGGCACCGGCAAGGTGCTGTCGGTGCGTAGAAACTGGAACGAAGACGACCCGCTGAAACTCAAGCGCCAGCATTTCGTTCATTACGTTTACGTGCCCGGGTTTGGCTTCTACGGCCTTGGACTTATCCACATCATTGGGGGTTACGCCCGTGCGGGTACGTCGATCATTCGTCAGTTGGTGGACGCTGGCACGCTGAGCAACCTGCCGGGTGGGCTGAAGAGCCGGGGGCTGCGTATCAAGGGCGACGACACTCCGATTGCTCCGGGAGAGTTCAAGGACGTGGACGTGCCCAGTGGCAGTATTCGCGACAACATCATGCCGCTGCCATATAAGGAACCGAGCCAGACGCTGCTGGCGCTGCTCAACCGCATCACCGAGGAAGGTCGTCGGCTGGGTGCAATCAGTGACATGAACATCAGCGACATGTCGTCGCAGGCCCCGGTGGGTACCACGCTGGCAATTCTGGAGCGCACACTCAAGCCGATGGCTGCGGTGCAGTCGCGCGTGCACGCGGCGATGAAGTCCGAGTTCAAGCTGCTCAAGTCGATCATTGCCGACTACGCCCCGGAGGATTATCAGTACGAGCCGAGTACCGGCACGATGCGTGCGCGGCGGGCAGATTTTATGTCTGTGGACGTGATCCCCGTCAGTGATCCGAACAGCAGCACAATGGCGCAACGGGTAGTGCAGTATCAGGCGGTGTTCCAGATGGCGCAGTCCGCGCCGCAGATTTATGACCTCCCATACCTGCACCGGCAGATGATCGAGGTGCTGGGTATCAAGAACGCAGACAAGATCGTGCCTACCAGCGAGGATCAGAAGCCTCGCGACCCGGTGTCCGAGAACATGTCTGCGCTGGTCGGCAAACCGCTGAAGGCGTTCATCTACCAAGATCACGACGCACATCTGGCGACACACACGTCATTCATGCAAGACCCGATGATTGCCGCAAGTATTGGGCAGAACCCGATGGCGCAGCAGATCATGGG